GGGTCTTGGGCCTGTTGGGCGGCGGCCTGCTGAGCAGCCTGCGCCTGTTTCTGCTGTGTGTTCTGCTGCGCAGCTTCCGCAATCATGCTCGCCAACTTCACTTCCAGCTCTTCAGGCAGCTCGGCGTTGGGTGCCGGCAGCGGCGCTCCCAGTGCGTTCTCCACCTGCTGTCGGTACGCAAACGCGATGTGTTCCGCAATGTGCGCCATGAGTGCGCCCATGATCTGCTGGGCGGCGGGATTCTGCCCGATAAACGCGGCAATCTGTGGGTCTTGCATGAACGACTGGTGCGTGGCGATGTGCGCGTCGTGGTCTTGGTGGATAAACGCCTTGATCGGCTTGCCCACCAGCGCGTTCATGTTCTCGCTCACGGGGTCCGTAGGCTTGATGTCGTCCTTTGTCGGTATGAGCTTGTCCGCGTTCTTGATCCCCAACACCTCGATCATCTGGCGATGCAGCTGCGGCAGGTCGTAAATCTGGGGCGCTGTCTGGGACATCTGCAGTACCGCTTGGTACTGCACCACGCGCTGGGCCATTGTGCTGGAGTTCGGGTCGCTCACCGGGATGACGTCGACCACTTCGTAGTCGGTGCGCTTTGCCCGGGGCTCCCCTCGGTCCGGCAGGTATGTGTATTCGTCCGGAGCGTACTCGGCAATGATCGCCTTGAGCAGCTTGAACTCCTGCTTCATCGCGTAGTGCACGCGTGACTGCACTGCAGCCATGGGTTTCAACGTGCGTTCAAGCAGCGCAAGCGTCGTTCCGACTGGCGCATTAGCGCTCATGTCGGAGATGTTCATGTCGGAGATCGCCCCCAGACGTCGACCTTCCTCGGTGATCCGGTTCAGCAGCGCGAGCAGTGTCTGGCTCGGCTCTTTGTAGGGCAGAGGCATGATATTGTCGCGGATTGACCCGCTCGGGACGTCTACATCGCGGAATTCGCCCGGAGGAATCGGCGTATCGTCCCCTTTTATGCGCAAACCACGAGTTTTCAGGCCACCCGGCAGGTTTGACAGCGTGCCGGCGTCCACCAGCTGACGAATCAGCGAAGTCCCGGCCTTGGCATAGCCGCCAATGATGTGAATCAGGCCCAAACCGTAGAATCCGAAGCCCGGAACGTACACGTAGTGCACAAAATGCTGTCTTTTCAGCATCAGAGGGTCGTCTGGGTTCCAATTTCGACGGATCGAGAGCACTTTATTGTTGCCGCGCTCGATAGTGACGACGTAAGGCTTGGCAATTTGAGGAGAATCGTCGTCTTCGGCGTCAATTCCGTCGATAACGAGCTCTGCGTGTATCTCATAAATGGTATATCTGTCGTCATCTGTCAGAGAATATCCACCTTCTTCGGCTTTTTTCTCCTCGATGTCGGTGTGGTACGGCACTGGATCGCCCAGTGAGACGTTTGCGTAGAAGCCCGCGGCCTGCAGCTTCACCATTTCGTTCTTGGTTTTACGCATTACGTGCGTTACTCGCTCGGCGCTCTCGATATTTGAGGCACCGTACGGCACGATGACGTCTTCCGGCGGTATGAAAATCGCTACCTGCCGTCCGATGTTGGGGTCAAAATACACTTTCTTGAACGCAGAGCCCGCCAAACCGAGGGTGTAGAGCATCCTTTCATGCTCTGGGCGGTACTCGATCATCACATCGGTCAGCTCGTAGTTCATGTCCACTTGGACACGCAGTGCGGCGTCTTCTTTCTCCCGCGTAACTTCCCCGATGATCTTGGTTCTGACCGGGCCTGCGGCCGGGAATGTCTCACTCATGGCTTCGGCTTGGAATCGTATCGCCGCTTCTGCCAGCACGGTTGAGTACACACCACACGCGCCTTCCCACGGATCAGTGCGCTCGTCGTACTTGAAGCCCAGCACCTCAAGACCCTTGACGAATGTATCCGCCCAGTCCTTTCGGCTGTTGATGTCTGCCTGCACATAACCAACCAAGTCGTTGGCGAGGGTCAGCAGTGTGCTGTCGTCGAGGTATTCGGCGAGGTTTGCGTCAAACGGAGCCATCTCAACGTCTTCTTCAACTTCGCCAAACGTAATCTCGACTCCACCGTCGTCCAGCTCAACGAGGCCCACCGCTGGCGAATCAAGCTCAAGCTCAATCTCAAGCTCTTGCTCCGGCAAGCCCTGCGGCATTTCATACAAGCTGCGTTCAATCGCCATTTTCTTGGCCCTCAATAATATCCGTTTCTGCGCCGGAACATTCTCGGCTCGTCTTTATGGTCGGTGGACAGCTGCACAAACCCGCCCTGCCTGAATCTTGTCAACGCCATGATCGTGGTGTCCACGGTGTCGTCGTGGTCACCATACGGGAACTCTGCCACTTCTTCAACCAACTGCTCCGCCCAGCGCGTCTGAGGCACCCAGACCAGCCCTTCTCTGATCATGTCAGTCACTGCGTTCAGGCGCATGTACTTGTTGTTCGGGTTGTTTATAGTCCCGCGGTGGGGGGTGTACTCTCCCACCGGCACGCCCATGCGGCGAAGTTCTTGATACAGCGCCGTTCCGCTGGACTTCTTCTCGACGAGGCAGCTGTCAGGCTCCCAGTAAGTATACTCTTCAAGCACCCGCTCTTTCAGCTGGTGGAACTCCATGCGGGCACGCACTGAGTTGAGCAGGATGATGTTGTGCAGCCCGGTCTCTTCGTTCAGGAACACGCCCCACGTAGTGATCGAGGTGTAGTCTGAGCGGTTGTTGAGTTCTGCCGCGGCGTCGATGCACTGGATCAGGTACTCGCACTGTGGGGGTTCTTCTTCAGGCCATGTGCGCCACCACTCCCGCTTACAGATAGAGCTTGTGTCCCCGGTCGGGTTCTGCTGGTACTGGGCGTTCCACTGGTACGCCGGCATTGTCGAGCGGGTGCGGCGCAGCGCCTCAAGGTCGAAGAACTCAGGCCACAGCGCCTTCTCCTTGTCGGTGTTCTCGTTGAGGATGGCGGGGAACTCCACAACTTCGTACTGGTCCACCCCCTCATCCTTTGACATGTCGGTGATCAGCTTTCCTATCAGGTCCGACTTGTGCCAGCGGGTGGCGACCACCACCACGCGTCCACCGGGCATCAGACGAGTGCGGGCACCGATCAAGAACCACTTGTACGCCGTCTCCAGCGAGTCGAAGTTGCCCGCCAGCATGTCTTGTTCTGAGTGCGGGTCGTCGACAATCAGCAGATCAGCACCTCGCCCGGCCAGTGATGAGCCCACACCGGTGGCGTAGAACACGCCTCCTTTATTAGTGTTCCAGCGGCCGGCGCTCTTTGAGTCCACTGCAAGACTCACTCCGGGGAAGATTTTCTGGTACTCGGGGGTATCAAACAGGTTACGCACCTTTCGACCGAAATCCACAGCCAAATCGGCTGTGTGAGACACCAGCATCACCTGCTTGTTGGGGTTACGGCCCAAGAACCACGCCGCAAAGAAGATGGACGTCATCTGACTCTTCCCGTGTCTTGGTGCAATCGACACCGTCACACGGTCTTTTTCTCCACTCTCGCAGTCCATAAGAAGAGAGGCGAGACGCCGGTGGTGTGCACCGACCTTGTACCCTTCCTGCATCGCTTTGCAAAACTCGATCAGATCGTCTCGGCACTTGCGGGCAAACTCACGCTCTTCCAGCACCTGCGTAATCTGCAGCAGCTCCTCGGCCTCTTCGTTATCCAAGTGCTCAATGTTCTCCAGCAGGAAGTCCAGCTCTTCTTCGCTGAACTGCACGGGCTCTTTTGCCACGATCAAGCCGTCGAGGCTGCGCACGTTACTTGATGTAGTCTTCAATCCCCAGCTCCTGCATCGCTTCATCCAACTGGAAACTTTCCGCCTCTACCTTAGGGACATCATTGAACTCGACTGCTTCAAACACGCCTTCGTGGTTCTGCACCATCGTCGTGGTGCTTTCTCGCAGCTTCTGCAACTTCTCTTTGAGCTTGCTCTTCAGATCATCGCTGCTCTGGTGGGTTATCAGCACCTCACTGCGTTCTGTGAACAGCGCGACATCCGACATCTTGCCCAACATCTCAATGGCTTTTATGCGTATCCGGGCATCGGGGTTTTCCGATTCAATGATCAATTTGTTGACGACAAGGTTGCGTATGGATTTTGAGCTCTCGGCGATCTCGTGTCCAAACTCGTCTAAAATTGTTTTAACAAGAGCCACTGTGGCAGGAGCGAGGCTGGACGCACGTTTGTGGGTTGTTGCTTTGGAGGTCGCTGCGGGGTCTTTGGCAAAGGACTTTGCCAGATCGTTGGCTTCAGCAATGTCATCGTCGTTTATGTCGAAATCGTAGCCAACTTCGGCCAGTAGATCGAGCGTAGCTGCTGCAGCACTGATTCTTTCGCGCAGGTCAATGTTCTGCGCTTCGTCTGTCATAGGGACCGCACGGTCTGCGTTCAAAATCATCACCGTCATGGTTGCAAGCCTGTAAATGGCCGATTCCTCTAGTCTGCGCTGGATATACCCGGCCTGTCAATGCGTTGGGCCGCTTCGCGGTTGTGGTATGCACTGGGTGGTAATTCATGTTTCGGGCCGCTTCGCGGTTGTGGTATGCACTGGGTGGTAATTCATGTTTTCGGGTCCCCTTGACGGGGTGGGTTGCTATGCCGAGAGGGGTGGGGTCTGCGCCGGCCGATTTGTACGGAAAGGGGGAGGGGGTATAAGGTGTCAAGTGTCTTTCTTTATGACGGGAATTTTGCGGAGTATTGGACCGCTAACTTGACGGGCTTGTTTTGCAATTTCGTAGAAATGGAAACGCTGAAAAGCGGGAATTCCGTGGAACCGGAAATCGTTTGACTGGATTAGTTTGATGTACGCGAGCCGTAACTTCGCTGCAAAAGCGGGGGGTGCCGGGTGGGTGGGGTCGCCATGCGCCGGATTCGCTGGATTGACCGGGGCTGGCGCTGCCGGATTCGCTGGATTGACCGGGGCCGGCTTTACTCAAATTTGAGTAAATCAATGTAAAACAAGTTGACACAATGAAAAGATGTGCTATTATGTTCACAAGTCGGGCAATTCCTGCCCGACATTCCCCCGGCAATCCCGCCGGGATCAACTAAAGGTGACGTATGCAAAAATCAATCGGTTTTACAATCAACAAAGAAGTCGCGACCCTTATCAGAGAGGGAGCAAGCAAAGCTAAGAGCGCGACAGCGCTCAAGAAAAAAGCGGCGGAAGAATTGGCAGCGCAAGGCGCACGGGGCGACTGGTTCTCAAAGGCTGGCGTTGATGCCGGACATATCAGCAAGGACACTCTACAAGGTGTCCAAGGACTTATTGCGTCCGGCTTGCTGGACAAGGCGGAATTTGCCCTGTGGTCAATGGATAGCAAAGCGGCAAAGGCAAACAATTTGCAAGACGCCCGCAATGCGTTGACCTCAGAGGTCAACAAGTACCTTGCAAGTTTCCGAGCCATGATCGAAACGGCATGGCGCAAACTGAATCCGGAAGCGGCAAAAGCGGAAAGCGAGGCGGACAAGGAACAATCCGACAAGGAAGAAAAGGGAGAACCGGTCAAAATGGGCGATGTTCGCAAGGTATTGCGAGCCCTGATTTTGGAAGTGGCTGGCATGGATGTCGCGAATCGCGACAAGATACTGGAACACTTGAATGCCGCCGAAGCGGCAATGACTTGGTAAACCAATCCACCAAGCCGCCCGGATTGGCCGGGCGGCACACTTAGGAGCAAAAAAGAATGGTAGTTTCCCCAACTGGACACATATTCAAAATGCCGGAAAGGCCACTTATTACGGTGGATGTCCCAGCGAATTCTTACCGGCTCGCAATGCTTGGCGAATACGCTGATGCCTTTGGATTGGTTTTCGATTACTCGAACTTGAGTATTTCCGAAGTGTTTTGGGATGATGATCTTAATCTGTTCGGCATTTTGGAGACACCGAAAGGTGACGCCATTTACCCACTGATTCCCGAGTATTGGGGAGCCGACCTTGGCAGGCTTGTTGAGGCTGTCAAGAATAATATCAGGCTTGAAGTCTAACCCGCCAAGCCCGGTTCGCCGGGCTTTTTGACACCAGTAGTTGAAGTTAGTAGTAGATACCAGTAGTGAGCAGCAGGCAGCAGGCAGCAGGCAGCGGTCGGCTCGTTTAAAACAAGTAAAAACAAGAAAGCGGCCTGTTTACTCAAATTTGAGTAAAAGTAGGGAAGTAGGAAGTATGTGACCTCGGTGTTTTCAAAACGCGAGCTAAACTTCTCATAGCTTAAAAATGAAAAGTAGGGAAGTAGGAAGTATGTAAACAACTTAGGTCTAAACAACTAGGATAAATCGTTTTACAGTAATAATTCGTTCAAAGGTATGCAAAGTATGTGGAGGTATTTTTCGCACTTCGCTGCAGCCCAGTAAAATCAAGGGAGGTAGGGAAGTAGGTAAGTAGGTCGAAAAACATTACTTAGAGCCAACGGGAGCGGGATTTTTGCAGTTTGCGGTTAAGAAGCAGCAAAAATGCTAAATTAGACCCTACGAACCCTAATAAAAGTTAAAAATCCATACTTACATACTATACCTACTTCCCGCGCCGTTACTGGGTTTCAGGAAATACCTCAAAAATACCTTGCCTACTTTCCCCCTCTGATTTGACGGGATGCCGAAAAACGCCCCACAAACACTGTAAAACGATTTATTCTAGTTTTTTCAGAAAACGCACTCGCATACCTTTATACTTCGCTACCTCCCTTGATTTTGCTGGGCCGTGCCGTTCAAACTTGACATTTATCCTATAAACTGTTATACTGTACACGTACAGATGAGAGAGCTACGCAAGCATCAAACCACCACGACAAACCGAATACCTAACCATCAACCCAAACCGATAAACCCCTTACTCAGATTTGAGTAAAAATAAGCAAAGGAGCACGACATGATCCAGACCACCCTGACCCTCACACCACGCCCCGTGCTGGAGTTCGTTCACGCTGACACGTGCCTTCCCGATTACTGGAGCGGCCATCACCTGCCCCACGTGCAGATACTCGCCTTCAAGGGCATGACGCTCAAACAGATCAAGGACGCACTGCGCTACGAGCTTCGCAACGGCTACATCGGCGGTAACTGTGACGCTGCCCGTCTGCTGTCCGCAGACCTTGTGCAGCCGCATGAAGAAAAGCTGGCCGATGCCCTGACCCGTGCCGCATACGCTGCCGTGAACAGAATCAAGCCCGCCAAGAAGGGCCAGCGCACATTCTTCAATGATTTGGACGACCCGTGCGACGACCACGACTACAGCGTGTATGCGTACTTCGTCCTGCGCGACCTGCACCAGTAAATACTCAAATCTGAGTAAAGGAGAACCGCATGAACTGCGCCTGCAACGCACCGATCCACCCGCGCCGTGCGGCGCTGGGCTACACAACGTGCCTCACCTGCGGCGAACAGCAAGCCCGGCAGCGCAAGCACACAGTAATTCCCCTGCACAAGCAGGGTTATATGGCCTTCAGCGGCGACGACGCGCTGGATGCGGTTAAGCAGATCAATCCAAGGAGAACGACATGAACTGCACGATATGCGGCAAGAAGATCACCCTTGTGCCTAGTGCCAAGGAGAGAGCCGACAAGTACGGCGGCAAGCCATCCGACTACACCAAGCTGTTCACGGAGCACGCCCAGTGCGTGCTCGACAAACGCGAAACCGAAACCACTGCACTGATGAGGAAGACAACGCCGAGGTGACGCCATGAGAACCAGAATCCATGTGAACCAGCACAACATCCGTGCGAACACCAAGGGCGCGAACCTGCCGGTGCTGACCGTCAAGACATACAAGGACAACACCACGTGCAACGAGGTGATCATCCACGGCCCCAGCCGAGTGGTGTACAGCCCGGACAAGCCGCTGTCCTGCGGCGCTCGCGTGTGGATCGAAACAGAAGCAGAAGTAGAAGTACCACAACAACCAGTAAATACTCAGATTTGAGTAAAGGAGCACGACATGAGTAGACAATTCTGTGTAGTAACCGGCAATCCAATCGACGGGCTTTTCATTACTGGGCCGTTCGAGTCCCAAGACGAAGCGGTTGAGTGGGCGACACATGAGCAACAAGACCAAGAGTGGTGGATTACGGCGCTTCAGTCACCGGAGTGGGTGCAGCCCGAGCGGGCCGAGTGGTCAGAGGAAGAAGTGCGGGCAATGTGTCAAGAGATGGGCTTGGAGCTGGGCGAGGACGAAGCAGAAGTACCGGAGGACGAAGAATGAAGAACAACGCACTACTTATAACCTTTGCGCTAGTAACCCTAGTGCTGGCGTGGAAGTTTGGCGACAACAAGCCAGACACATCCGAGCAACAACTGCACTGCGAAATGGTGCAGATATGGAATGAGACGGGCGGCGAGTACGGCTGGCCGGACTACAACAACACAGCGGGCAGCTGCCCGAAGGAGGACTGAGATGGGTTACCGCAGCGACGTGGGGTTAGGGATTATCTTCCCCGATGAAAACAAGCTCAAAGAATTTTGCCGAAAGGTAGTGGCTTTCCAGCCGGAGACCGTGCGGTTGGCTTTGGAAGAATACTGCCGACCGTTATCACACATAACCGAAGGATTAATCATTGCGTCATTCGAGGATGTGAAGTGGTATCCGAGTTACGACATAGTGCAAGGCCATGAGACCCTGCAAATTCTTGCCAGAGAACACGGTGCAGCCACAGCGTTCGTGCGCGTTGGCGAAGAACTTAACGACACCGAACGGGACATACTGGAACCAATTAACAGCTCGGAGATGGAGATCGGCGAGTTGAGTGCGCTCATGGACGTTCTTTACGAAAACTTTTATCTGACCGTGCGAGCCGATTACCCCATGAGTGGGAAACCCCTTGCATTCGACGACCAACCACAGGAGCAACAACCATGACACAACAAGTACCCAACACCAGCGCCCGGCAGTACGTGCTCACCTGCCAAGAGTTCAAAGGCTCACGTAACACCTACGCCACAGGCGGGCACAGCGTCATCGGACGCCGGGTGAAACACTTCTACGTCGTTTACAGCTACGGCTACTGGCCGATGTTCGTGTGCGACACACGCACCGACACATGGTTCGTCAACTCGGACAAGTACAGCCGCACCACGAGCAAACATCAGGGGCAATGCTGGCCCCACGGCAAGAACTGTGCCCCACTGCCGACCAACGAGCTGGAACGACTGCTCAACTCAGCGCGGAGTAACTTGTAAAAACAAGTAAAGTTATGTATAATTTACTCAAATCTGAGTAAGGACGCCCACATGAAGTTCGACGGCAACGGCAGAGGCTACGGCGACGGCTACGGCGACGGCAACGGCAACGGCTACGGCAACGGCAACGGCAACGGCTACGGCAGAGGCAACGGCTACGGCTACAGCTACGGCCACGGCAACGGCGACGGCGACGGCGACGGCTACGGCGACGACAGAGGCGACGGCGACGGCTACGGCGACGGCTACGGCTACGGCAACGGCAACGGCCACGGCACTGCCCTGACCACCACAGACGGCGACGGCTGGGTGATACACATACTGACTGCACCTGCAGTAAGGACGCCCACATGAAGTTTAACGGCTACGGCAGCGGCAGCGGCTACGGCAACGGCAACGGCCACGGCGACGGCGACGGCGACGGCTACGGCCACGGCGACGGCGACGGCAGAGGCTACGGCTACGGCGACGGCGACGGCTACGGCTACGGCAACGACTACGG